GGGTGCCCATGAGGGCCACACCTTCCGCGCCACTGTGTCCGAGATTGCCGAGCGCTCGTCGCTCTGCGCCAAGGCAGCCGAAGCCAAGCTCCGCGAGCTGGGCGTCGACGGTCGCTGGTTCAGCAAGAACCAGAAGGTAGCCAAGGGCTACACGACCGTGAAGGTCGTGGCGCGCAAGGCGTAATCCGATGGAGAGCATCTTGGCCGCAGAATACACGTCGGGTACCAACAAGTACCCGCCGACCCTCTACATCAACCGGATCGCGAACGGACGTCGTTCGAGCGTGGCCGCGTTCACAGTGTCAGGCAAGCGCGAGGCGCGCCAGCTTGCAAAGCAACAGGGAGCAGAACCATGGAACTTTTAGACCGCAGCCGCTATCGCATGTGCGAGGACAGCAAACTTCTTGAAGAGGCGAAGTACAATCCCACCGCAGAGCTGGCCATCGTGCTGGGCGAGCGTCTGGAAGAGGTGTACATCGACTTTGACGAACAGCTTGAAGCCGCAAGGGACCGCGCCGCCGACTTTGAACGCGACGCCAACCGGCTCGACGACGAGGTCTGCGAGTTGCAGCATAAAATTGACGTACTCGAACTGATGCTCAGTACGCGCGACGAAACTATTGAAGAACTGAAAAAAGGAAACTGATAGATGATTAAGATTGAGATAACAGGACACAGCACTGTTGAATTAGCGGACAAGATGCTTGGCATCGCCGGAAGTTTGCTTGCTGCCGACTACAGGCGCATTTACGCTGCCCGTCAGGCCTTGGAAGCGAAGGCGGAGGTCGCCGAAGCCGCACCCGTGGACCCTACGCTGAACCGGCCTACGTCCGACGCCTCGGTGACTTCGCCCGATACGTCGAGCGATACGCCGCGTTCGGTGGCCCCCAAGAGTGCCCCAGTTGCGGATGTTACCGAGAGCCAGCCGACGACGGAGGAACCCTCTTCTACCCCTGCCCCTGCGGCATCGGCCTCTGAGCTCGACTTCGAACTGGACGTTGCTCCAGTTGTACTTCGCGCCGTTGGCAGCAAGGGCAAGGCTTTCGTGCAGGACGTCCTGTCAGAGTTCGGCACCGAGCGAGCATCGCAGCTCGCCGTGTCCCTGTGGCCTGAGCTGATTGCCCGTCTGGAAGCGGAGATGGCCTGATGGCACACGCCAAACTTAGTCCGTCCGGCGCGCATCGCTGGATGGCCTGTTCAGGCAGTGTTGGACTTGAGGCACCGTTCCCTGACAGCAGCAGCGTCTACGCCGCCGAGGGCACCGTGGCGCACGACGTCGCGGCGCAGTGTCTGATCGACGACAGAGATCCGGCATCGTTCATAGGCGACGTCATGGAGGTCGACGGTTTCACCTTTACGGTCGACAAGGCCATGGCTGACTATGTGGCCGACTACGTCAAGCTCGTTCGCGATCTGGCTAAGGGCAAGACGCTCTACGCCGAGAGCAAGGTGCCGATCGATCACCTGACAGGCGAAGAGGGAGCCACAGGCACCAGCGACGCCGTCATCATCGACGTTGCCGATCGCAACCTGTCGATCGTCGATCTGAAGTACGGCATGGGCGTTACCGTGGACGCCACAGACAACCCGCAGCTCATGATGTATGCGCTGGGCGCATTGGAGCTGTACGGCGTCCTGTGCGACTTCGATACGGTCAGCATGTACATCCACATGCCTCGCCTGAACTATGTGGCCGAGTGCCACATGCCGGTAAGTGAATTACTTACCTTCGCCGATCAGGTGCGCGAGGCGGCAGGGTACGTTCAACTGGCCCAGAGCCTCGACATGTCAGATCCCACCGACGATTTGGTCAAGGGCTTCTTCACCCCCGGTGAGAAGCAGTGCCGCTTCTGCAAGGCCAAGGCGACGTGCCCAGCCCTGCGCGCTGAGGTGACGGAGATTGTCGGCGGATCGGCCACGGTCGATGAGTTCCTGCCCGACGTGCCAGACATGCAGACAGGCGATAACTATCTGTCTATGGCCATGGCGAAGGTCGGGCTGGTCGAAGACTGGTGCAAGGGCGTCCGCGCCGAAGTCGAGCGGCGCTTGCTGGCAGGGCAGACGGTCGACGGCTTTAAGCTCGTGGAGGGCCGCAAGGGCAACCGCAAGTGGTCGAATGAGACCGAGGTCGAGGCCCTGCTCAAGTCTTTCCGCATGCGGCAGGACGAGATGTATGATATGAGCTTGATTTCCCCGACGAAGGCGGAGAAGATGTTCAAGAGTAACCCCAAGCGGTGGGAGAAGGTCGAAGCATTGACCACCCGCAGCGACGGTAAGCCATCTGTGGCATTTGCCTCGGATAAGCGGTCAGAGATGACCGTTCAATCGGTCGCGGACGATTTCCGTGACCTTCTTAAAACTGCAAACTGAAGAAGTGGATAATTGATAATGGCTACACGTATTATGCTCAAGGGCATCACACTGGCGTTTCCGGCTCTGGCCGAACCGCAGGCATTTGGTGAAGGCGAACCAGCCTATGGTGCCAAGTTCCCGATCAAGCCAAACAGCGAACAGCAGAAGGCCATTGAGGCTGCCATGCTGGCCGAAGCCACAGAGGCGTGGAAGGACAAGGCCGACAGCGTTTTGTCCATGCTGGCCGACGACGGCAAGGTCGCCTTCGCGAAGAAGGTGTACAAGTCGAAGAAGACTGGTGAAGCCTACCAAGGCTTTGAAGGCATGCACTATCTGTCTGCCCGCAACGCCAAGACCCAGCCGACCGTGTTTAACGAATACGGCGACGAACTGAAGAGCAAGGGCGACATCGAAGCCAAGGCGTTCAGCGGTGCGTTGGTTAACGCTTCGGTCGAGATCTGGGCGCAGGACAACAAGTGGGGTCGGCGCATTAACTGCTCCCTGCGCGGTGTCATGCTGACAGGCGAAGGCGAAAACGTCGGCGGCGGCTCAAGCCCAGCGTCGGCGGATGAGTTCGCGACTTTGGCGAAGGCCAAGGCTGACGCGGACGATCTCCTGTGAGCGACGTAGGACACAATAGCGCGGGCGATCCGCTCCGCCTTCTGATCGAGCGCATCGAGCGTCTCGAAGAGGAGAAGAAGGGCGTCGCGGAGGACATCAAGGACGTGTACACCGAGGCTAAGGCCCGTGGGTATGTGCCGAAGATCATCCGCGAGATCGTCCGCATCCGCAAGATGTCGAAGGATGACAGGGACGAGCATTTCGCGATACTCGATACTTATGCTTCGGCTATTGGCTTAGACCTACTTTAGGTCTATAGTCACGGTGTGCCTGCCCCACATCCACCCTTTGCGGGCGGGCACACCTTCTTTCTGGCGAGCCGCGCGCGGGTGCGGGTTGCTCCTGCGTTGCTGATAACCGAAGCGCGCGGCTCACCTGAAAGAAGGAGTTATCAGCATGACTAAACTTACCATACCACAAATCCGCGAAATGATTTCTGAGCTGACCGATGAAGGCATAAAGTTGTCCCGTCGGCAGTATGAGATAAACTTGCGCATCAACGCTTTGATGCAGGAGACGTACCGCCGCAGCTACAGCCGCGCGCCTGTGACGAGCAAACGGATTACCAACGCTGTGCGTCTGTCGGTCTGGGCTATGGCCAAAGATACCCCAGACGCATCGCATCAAGAGATCGCCGAAGCGCATAACATCAATATCGGTCGCGTCAGCGAGATCCTGCACGGCAAGCGATGAGCGTCCTGTACCTCGATTTGGAAACCTTCTGCACCGTCAACATCAGGCACGGCGCGTATCGCTATGCCGAAGAGGCAGAGGTGATGCTTGTCGCCATTGCGAAAGACAACGATCCGGTGGACGTCTGGGACACGCAGGACATGCCGAACTGGCGCGAGGCGTTGCGTGAGGCAGTTGAGGCTGCCGACACCATCGTGATCCACAACAGCAACTTCGATCGCACCGTCCTGCGCGAGCAGGGCGTCAACATCCCCGTCGAGAAGATTGTCGACACGATGGTGATGGCGCTACAGCACAGCCTGCCGGGCTCTCTGGGCCAGCTCTGCGACGCGTTAAACGTGCCGCAGGATAAAGCTAAAGACAAAGCAGGCAAAAAGCTGATACACTTATTCACCAAGCCGTGCCCCAAGAATTGGAAACTGCGGCGCGCAACACGGGAGACGCACCCCAATGACTGGACAGCCTTCATCGAATACGCCCGACTTGATGTGGACGCGATGCGAGACATACATGGACGCCTGCCGCATTGGAACGATAGTGATTATGAACGAAACCTTTGGCGGGTCGACCAGAGAATTAATGACCGTGGTATCGCCGTCGACCTCGATTTCGCGCGATCCGCTCTCCGAGCTTTTGACCGAGCTTCAAGAACTCTGGCCTCTCGTGCAGCCCATCTGACTGGCGGCAGCGTCACCTCGGCCACGCAGCGTCAGCGGCTGCTTGACCACTTCAAGGACACTCTGGACTTCGAGCCCGAAGACCTGACGCGCGCCACGCTTGGCAACCTGCTCGGCGGAAAGCTCGACCCGAAGGTGCGCGAGTTGCTGGAGATCCGGCAGCAGGCCGCCGCAACGTCACCGGCCAAGTACACTGTGCTGCTCAACGGCGCGTCACGCGACGGTCGCCTGCGCGGCCTGATCCAGTTCTGCGGCGCGGCGCGCACTGGGCGTGATGCTGGGCGGCTGTTTCAGCCCCAGAACCTGCCCCGATCGCCCGACTGGTTCGACGACGTCGTACAGGAGACGACCGTGGCCGCGTTTAAGGCGGACTGCGAAGACATCATCTGGGACAACGTCAGCGAGCGTTGCGCCTTCGGCGTGCGCGGTGCGCTGGTCGCGCCTGTGGGCAAGAAGCTGGTCATCGCCGATCTGTCGAACATCGAAGGTCGCGTGCTGGCGTGGCTGGCGAACGAAGAATGGAAGATCAAGGCTTTCAAGGCTTATGACAGCGGCGACGGGCACGACTTGTACAAGGTGACCGCTGGGCGCATCCTCGACAAAGATCCGAGCGACATCACGAAGACCGAGCGGCAGCTCCAAGGCAAGGTGCCTGAGCTCGCTGGGGGCTATCAGGGCGGCGTTGGCGCGTACCGGAAGATGGGCGGCGCAGTCTTTGACGCGATGACCGACGAGGCCATACAAGAGATCGTCACGGCGTGGCGCAAGGCGCACCCGCGCACGCGCAGCCTGTGGTACGACATGGAGGCGGCTGCCCGCGAGGCGATCAACAATCTGGGCGAGAGCTTCGGCGTGCGCGGCCTGATCACGTTCGACGTCAAGGCGGACACGCAGGGCATCGCGTGGCTGCGCATGCGGCTGCCGAGCGGTCGCTACCTGTGCTACCCGTCCCCAGAGGTGTCGGAGAGCGGCACCATCACGCACGAGGGCATGAACCAATACACCCGCAAGTGGGAGCGCCTCGACACCTATGGCGGAAAGCTGACGGAGAACGCGGTGCAGGCGATCGCCCGCGACGTCTTCATGTCGGGCATGCTACGCGCCGAGATTGACGGCTTCAACGTCTGCATCCGCGTCCATGACGAGCTCGTATGCGAGACGCCGGACAACCCGACCTACACGAGTGATGGTCTGGCCGCGCTCATGTCGACCAACCCAAGCTGGTCTGGGGGACTGCCCTTGTCGGCGGCTGGGTTCGAGACGAAGAGGTATAGGAAGGACTGAGCATGCTTACTGTACTCGACTTATTTAGTGGGATCGGCGGTTTCACCCTTGGGCTGGAGCAGACCGGCAGGTTCAAGACGGTGGCGTTCTGCGAGCAGGACAAGGCTTGTCAGAAGGTGTTGACCAAGCACTGGCCGACCGTGCCGATACACGATGACGTTCGCTCGCTCCCGTTCTCTGAACTGGCTGGCGTGGACGTAATAACAGGCGGCTTCCCGTGCCAAGACATAAGCATCGGCAGCAACACAAAGAAAGGATTGGATGGTGAAAGATCAGGGCTTTGGGAATACTACCGTAAATGTATTAAGGACATACGACCCCGATTTGCGATTGTGGAAAACGTGTTTGCCCTTAGATCCAGAGGGCTCGACCGTATTCTCGGCGAGTTGGCCAGCATCGGGTACGATGCGGCTTGGACGGAACTCGACAGCCAATACTTCGGAGTGCCCCAGCGTCGACGTCGAATTTACATTGTTGCCGCGCGTGACGGCATCCCCGCCGGAACCGATCTTTTCCAGTTTGCGGAACGTAATGGACCTGACACCGCCCGACGGCTCGAAACTTACGCCCGCGAACTGCAAGACGATTGTGCGTCGCTCGCGCAAAGTGGGAGGCAAGGCGTTGCCTTCTTCACTCGGCAACGCACTGATGAGTTTGCCATACGTGGATTAAGCAGTACGATAACGAAGCGGGACTATAAGAGCTTTACCGATGTCGTCCTGCACCCCGACGGCACCCTCCGCCGCGTCATGCCGCACGAGCGGCTGCGGCTGCAAGGGATCGACGGTACGCACTTCGACGGGCTGGGCTTGTCCCGCACCGAGCAGTTCAGAATGAACGGCATGACCGTGCCGGTCGTCCGCTACATAGGGGAGCGCATACTAGATGAACTCGTTTGACTTTTCCAAGGTCGAGGACTTCGACGATCATATCGCGCGGTCGATCCCGATGCTTGCGCAACTGGACACCATCCTCAACCGCGTAATGTTTGACTTTGCGCAGGAGGGCACCACGGTGCTTGACGTTGGCTGCTCGGAGGGTCGGCTGCTGAAGAGCGTCGATAAACGTGCGGACGTGCGCTACCTCGGCGTAGATCGCGACATAGCACCTGAACCGACCGACGACGTCCATTTCATTAAGGGTGACATTCTCCACACGTATCTGAACCCCGCAAGCGTGGTTGTTTCGGTCTTCACCGCGCAGTTCCTGCCGTACCGAGATCGCGCGCAGTTCTTTGAAATGTGCCACGACACACTGGTTGTCGGCGGCGTGCTGTTGGTCGCTGAGAAACTGCACAGCAACGACAGGCGGCTTGACAACAGCCTGTCCGCGCAGCTCATGACGTTCAAGCGCAAGACCTTCACCGATCAGGAGATCGTGGACAAGGCCGTCGCCCTCGCGCCGGTCATGCACCAGCAGACCGAGGCAGGCTTGATGGCCGAGTTGCACATGTTCCGCTCGGTGGACCCGATCTGGCGTTGGGGCAACTTCGGTTGCTACGCGGCGATTAAATGACCCCCGCAGGACGCCTACAGGACCACCTGAAGCACGTCGTGCAGAAGAGTGGGGGTCAGTACCGCAAGGTGCGCTGGGAGGGCCGCAGGGGCTGCCCAGACTGCTTTGTGTGGTGGACGTGGCCCAAGGCGGCCTTTATCGAGATCAAGGCGGACGCCGATCGCGTCAGCGGGCACCAGCAGCGCGAGATCGAGCGCATGAGAAACGACGGTTTTCCGGTCTTTATCGCCCGGACGATAGAAGAAATCGACGAAATTGTGAAAAAAGTGCAGAAGGGGGTTGCAACCTGACGTTGCATATGCAATTAGAGTGCATCAGCAACGAAGACACGGAGTAAATTACATGACAAACATCGAAGCTAAAGCAGAAATCGCCCGCCTTGCCACAGTGCCAGTCGCGCCAGATTATTTCGTAGCCACTGACGGCGAGCTTTGTGCCGGACCAGTTAACGGTTGGGTATCACCTTATAGTGAAAAGGCCGCTTGTGCGACGGAAGCAGAAGCCGAGCGCCGCGCTGCTCGTCAAGGTGGTTGCGTAGTTACACGCCGCTCACCAGCCGAAGGTCGCGCTGCTCGTCTCGCCCGTCTTGAAGCGCTTGCCGCAGCGTAACCCAACGGGGAGCTTCGGCTCCCCACCTTTTCAGGAGCACATCACATGAAGACCACCGCACACATTTATGAGTACCTTGAAGGCTCAGACGATCCCCGCGCCATTGAAGGGGGCGGTGGCCCCAAGTGGCGTTTGATAGAAACACGCACGGCCTCCCTCTGGCTGCTTCGTGCCTACGTCAAGGCTATGGAAAATAGGTACGGTGAAGAGTTGAAGCTCCAAATCGTTTTGCCTCGTTGCGCATGACCAAAGCGTTCAAGCCACACGACTATCAGGAAGAGGCCCTCGCGCACCTATACAAGGAGCGCAGGGCAGCCCTGTGGATGCCGATGGGCGGCGGGAAGACCGTAACCACCCTGACGGCTCTGGAGGCCCTGTCCGTGGTCGAGGAGGTCTATCCGGCCCTTGTGCTTGCCCCGCTGCGCGTTGCTCGCACGACGTGGCCTGACGAGGTTGAGAAGTGGCCTCACCTGTCGCACCTGCGCGTCAGCGCCATCACAGGGACGCCGAAGCAGCGTGAGCGTGCGTTGGCCAAGAAGGCCGACATCTACACGACCAACTATGACAACCTTGTCTGGCTGCGCAAAGAGCTGGGCGACGCGTGGCCCTTCAAGACCGTGATCGCGGATGAGTTCACTCGGCTGAAGTCCTTCCGCTTGCGGCAGGGCGGATCTCGCGCCCGCGCCTTGGGCGAGGTGGCGCACACGCACGTCAACCGCTTCATCGGCCTGACAGGCACTCCCGCGCCAAACGGCGTCAAGGATCTGTGGGGCCAGATCTGGTTCCTCGATCAGGGCGAGCGGCTGGGCCGCACGTTCAGTGCCTTCGAGCAGCGGTGGTTCCGCAAGGGGTATGACGGCTACAGCCTCATGCCTTACGATCACACGCAAACCGAAGTGGAGGATAGGCTCAAGGACATCTGCCTGACCGTGCGCGGTCTGCCAGTCGACGAGCCGATTACCAACCCGATCTACGTTGAGATGCCGCCCATGGCGCGCAAGGTCTATGTCGATATGGAAACCGAGATGTTCGCCGTCCTGAACGACGAAGGCGTTGAGGCGGCCAACGCGGCTGTGCGGACGCAGAAGTGCTTGCAGCTCGCCAACGGCGCGATGTATATTGATGACGAGGGAAACTGGGAGGCGGTTCATGATGCCAAGCTGGACGCGCTGGATAGTATCATTGAGGAAGCTAACGGCGCGCCTGTGCTGGTGGCCTACAATTTCAAGCACGACTTGGCCCGGCTACAGAAGCGTTACCCTAAAGGCCGCGTCTTGGACACTGACCCTGACACGATCCGGCAGTGGAACCGAGGGGAAATTGGGTTACTGTTCGCTCACCCTGCGTCGGCGGGACACGGCCTCAACCTCGCGGACGGCGGCAACATCCTCGCGTTCTTCGGGGTCAACTGGAATTTAGAAGAGCACATGCAGATCATCGAGCGCATAGGGCCGATGCGGCAGAAGCAGGCGGGCTATGATCGCCCTGTCTTCATCTACCCGATCCTCGTCCGCAACACGGTCGACAACCTCGTTATGTACCGCCTCACGTCGAAGAAGAGCGTGCAGGAGGTTCTATTGGAAGCGTTAAAAAGGAAAAAGAAATGAGCAAGAGCTTTATATGCAGCACCTGCGCCATCGAACACGATACGGTGACGCTGGCTCTGGAATGCTTCCAGTCGCACGAGGAGGCGGCCAAGGTGCCTGAACCGAAGGCCGCCGAGCTGCTGGGCCGCGCTGCGGCGCACATGCACGATCGAGCGTCGACCTATGACGAGCCAGAGGGCGAGCGGTCGATGGGCAAGATCGTGACGGCCTTCAACGCCATCACGGGCCGCGACCTGACCGAGAGCGAGGGCTGGATGTTCATGCAGCAGGTCAAGCTCGTGCGCCTGTTCACGCGCAGCGAGTACCACGCCGACAGCGCCGAGGATAATATTGCCTATGCCGCGTTGCTGGCCGAAGCGAAGGGAGACGGACGTTGACGCACGATGCACGACGGAAACTGGAGCAGGACATGTGTCTTGACCCAGATGTTTGGGCAAAAACTTTTATGGAGATAAAGAAGGAGGCTGACCTCCATGAAGTCAGCCTTTGGTTCTCTTCTTGCCTATCGACCGCGTTTATGCACGGACAGCAAAGTCCTCGTTACGCTTCTTTACAGCAAGGCCGCCCTCCGAAAAATAGCGGAACTTCTTGTAGTCTCCCGCCTTCGTCGGTTGCAGCCTAAATTCACTGTCTTTGCTGTAGTTTTTGTGTCCAGTCAGCCCGTGGGCCGCGTCTATAACACGCATCTGTTCAACACTCAGCCTTGGAATATTCTCAAGACCGGGGAACATGTTTTCGTGCGGCTCCAAGCGTTGCCGAATGCGATCCCAAATGTTCCACTGGTTGCCAAACAGATGCAAGCCTGACCCCGCCATAGCGTCCTCATTGGCTGCGACCACATCTTTGTATGTCTGGCCCATCAATTCGGCTTTTTGCGGTTCAGAAATCCAATCAACATCCGCAAGATAGTCAGGAACCGCTGGGTTTACGTCGCCTGATTTCACGCGGAACTTTGGTGAGGGGGAGTTGCCGACTTCTGACAAGAGTAACTCTTGGATCAAACCCTTGTTCAAATCTTCGAAAGAAGTAGGCGCTTCTTTTCCTTCTTTTGCTGCACGCATAGCCGCGAGGTTAAGCGCCCGTTTTTGGAAAGCCTCGCGTTTAGCGGGATCAGCAAGAATGGTGTCCATGTACCTGTTGGCCATGTGCCGATCAATCGCAGAGACACCGGCATCGGGCTGCCACGCAACACCAAACGACCCAGTTTTGTTTGATAGGCCGGGAACCTGCGTTGCCATGCGTTCAACAAGGCCGGTCCAGTCTTCGCCCTCTTTGCGATGGAAGAAAGCTGGGTCGCGCCGAAACAGATCGAGGAAGTCCGTGTATCCCGAATAGTCAACGCTGCCCCGTGCGCCGATACCACCCTTCGAAGCGGCACCCAATCCCATCCGATTAGCAAGCGCGTCACTAAAGGCTTCTCTCTGTTCTTTCGTGACTGCGTCCGTCAGTTCCCACGGCCTGCTGTTTATGATGCGATCCAAATCTTCCATCGAGTTCATACGAAGGCGAGATGTGGCAAGCTGGTTTGGCGTTAGCGGGTTGTTGGGCGATGTATAACCAAAGGTCAGACCCGAAAGCACCTTGGCGTCCGAGAGACCTTCAGGCTCGTCCATTGATAGCATCAGCTTACGCTGGATGCCACGGTGGAGTTCAGGATCAATCCGCGAGGGGTCGATCCCTGAAGCCTTCATCTTAGCCATGTCTTCATAGGTGAACCTGCCTTCGAGGCCGCCCGGTATGTCGAAGCGTTCGCCACCACCTGCCTCATAAGGAAAGGAGACAGGCTCGTTCAGTGGCCCAAGATTTGGTACGCCCAGCGTATCGCCGAGGTCAGCCATCTGGCTGCTAGTCAGTTCCCAAGGCTGCATGCCCTTAAACGTAAGAGGTACGTTTTCCTCAGCGTTGAAAGAGCCAGACACAGATGCAGGTAAAGAAGGCGCTGTTTCAGGCAACGGGGTCCGTGTTTGAGCCAGTGGCTTTTGGTTGGCGCTAGGGCCAGAGCGGGCAGCACTGAAGCGTTGTATCGGCCTTGATGGTTTGCCCTCTTGCGTAACCGTCAGTTCCGACGCGGTCTTCGCCTTCGGCGTAACTTTCAAATCCGCAGCCTTCGCGCCTTTAATAGCTGTCTTCTCTGCGGCGTTAATCGCTTTACGTGTGGCAACGCCTGCGGGCCGACCGAGGATAGGCACGGCGGACAGCACGGCGGTTCCCGCCATTGCTTCCATCTTCTCAGCCTCGGCATTGCGGCCTTGCGCCCGCAGTTCTCGTGCGGTCTTGCGGACGTCACCGAAGTCACGGATAGCCGCAAGTGGTGAGAATATCGCATCTTCAATAAAGGCGTTCGGGTCTTTTACCGCCGCGTCATAGGTGGCTTTCGCGATGCCCTTGACGTCACGAACAACGCTCGAAGGCGTAGAGGTCTTGGCGTAGTTCACGACACGGCCCGGTATCGACGCAATTCCGCTGCCGAGTTTACCTACGTTCGAGGTTGCCGCTTGGTTAGACTGGCGGCGCTCGACCTTCATCGCATCGATACGGCGTTGACGCGCTCTTTCGGCATTCTTTTTGCGGGATGAAACGCTACCAGTCATCGTAAACTCCTCTTAGCGGCGTGCGCCGTAGTGTCGTGCCATATCGGCGATGGTTGCCCTGCCGCCTGTCTTGAACGCCTGCACGCGGCCACCACGCTTGAGCGCCCGCACTGGCCCGCCCTCGGTATCAGGCACGTCCACGAACTGGTTCAGTACCTCGTCAAAAACCTGAAGGTTGAACCCATCAGGTGTTGCGCCGGGCACTTTCGGTACGTTGAAGTAGGTTATTGGTACCTCCTCGGCAGGCATGGCAGACAGGCCGCTAGGTCCTTCTTCAGTGAGCGACGGGACAACCACTTCGAAGTCATCTGAAAGCTGGCCGCGAGTGTCTTCAGGCGGCGGGGCAATCGTCGATGCGGCGGCAACGCCACCCTTCGTGACGCGGCGCTCAAGCGCCCGATCAGCCGCTTGCTGGACCGGAGCAGCCGCCTCAAGACGTGTCAACACCTCTTCAAGTTCTTCGGGGCTGCTGGCTTTAAGCATACGCGCCAACTGGGTGTATGTTGCGCGCGACACGTTCGCGTTTCGCATGCCAGACAGAAAACGTGCGGTTCGAGTAGCGATGTTGCCCGGAGTGGGGTTGACAAAGAGGTCAACAGCGTTTTCGATGTTGCCGCCCGCAATCTGGTTCTGGATGTCTTCGCGTTCAGCAGCTCGGCGGAATGTCGCACTGTTGCCGGTGGCCTGACCGAGATCGTTAAACAACTGCTCTTCGCGCCTTAGCGCTGCCTCGAACACCTGAAACTCGCCGGGGTCCATTACCGCTTGAAACTTTTTCAAGGAGTTTTCCTTGAGGAGAGTGTTGGCAAAGTTTTGACGCCTACCTGTATCCTCAAAGCCCTTCAAGACTTGCTGCATAAAGCCAGTCTTGAAGGCCTGCTGTTCGCCCGGAGAGTAATCCTTCATAAACTTGCCAAACTGCTGCCAGCGCAAGCCACCAGAGTTTTTGCCCTGTTCGAGAGCTTTCTTGATTTCGATGTCGCCCTTGTATTGCTGGCGCGCAGCTTTATACTCCTTCGGGCCGATGTCATCCAGTCGCTTTACGAATTTGTTGCGCAGATCGCTCAGGGCCTCGGCAGGGCCGCTCTGGCCGCTGGCGTAGAGCGCGTTAATCTTGCGATCAAGGGCAACCTTAACCTGATCGAGCGTACCCATGTCTGGAGCCATCTTGCCGGTGGGAGAGAGACCAATCACTGAGCCTTCCGCGTCCATGATTGGGTCGAAGATTTCGCGCAGCTTGAACTGTGACGGGTCCGCGCCCTCAAGAAGTGCGCCTTGTTGCTTCAAA